ATAATTCAGACGTGATTGAATAAGTTGCAGATCAAAGATATTGTTACCAGATACAATGAAACTCTCCATTGCATTAGAAGGGTATTCCTGACGAAATTTTTCTAATCCGATATTTGCTATTTTCATCCTACGCCACATTAACTTCATTATGGCAAGAGGATTATTCCCACCATCCATTTTATGATATAACACTAATTCCTCCTCATCAAGATCGTCAACTGTCAAATAACGTCCATTTCTATTTTTATAAATTTCAGAATTTTCTTTGTAATCTTTCGCAAACAAATGTTTATCATCTAACCATGAAAAGAAAAACGGCTTGTACTGTGACTCATGATTAACCGCTTTCATCCATAATTCAAACAACATATTCATGCCCCGCGATGTTGATTCGAGAACCATCTGACCATCAGGACGCAATGCAGCTTCAATAGCAACTAACTGATTCTTCAGTTTTTCATCATCCATAAAAGCAACTTCCGTTAAATGGACATATCTCAATGTACTTCCCCTTGCAGCATCTTTTGAACCACATACACAGCAAATAATTCTGCTTCTGTTTTCAAGTATCAGTTCTTTCCTGTTATTGGCAACATCCTTTATTTTTACTGCCGGATTCAAATCGTCATACATCGCTTTCAGTTTCTTAAATACAATATCCACTGTATCAAGCGAGTAACTCATAATCATACATACTGTATCTGGTTCTGTATGTGTCAAATATAGGGAGTATGCTAATGCAAAAGAAGTCACTCCCAACTGTCTTGATTTTGAGACAAGATTATATTTTCCGAAATTCTTAGACAATATTTTTTGATGGTAAGTGGGTTCAAACGGAACTTTTCTACCTTCTTTGTCAACAATAACGCAAAAATGCTTAATCCATAAAATAGGATCAGCTACAATACGCTTTAATTTATCTTCTCTAGTCATTCTCTTTACCTTTCTTATAAACAAAAAGCCACACAATAGAAAAATCCTATCATGCGGCATAAAATATCTTAAATAAAACCGTAATAGTCATATTGGTATATAACAACTCATATAGCAATTTTATTCTTCATAGGTATAGCTGTAATCTTCCTCATTGTTTTCCAGTTCACTATCTGGAATTTTATTTAATAATTTTGTCAATTCATTTTCTTTATCTTCTTTGAAAAAATCCTTTGAAAATTCTTGCCATGCCTTAAATGCTTGTACATTCCCATCTAAAGCGTCTTTGTAATATTTATTATACAGTTCTATTTCTTTTGCTTGATGCAGACGCTTCATCAACCATTTAACAGCGGTCTGACATCCTTGCTCCATAATATATTTTTTACAAACACTTTCTGTAATAGAATCAGAAAAACATTCATATCTGCTTTTCAAATCCTCGAAATCTTTAACAGGTTTTCTATCTGCTTCTTTCAAATATTCAGGACAATAAAGATACATAATATAATATGCCTTTGTATCTGTACCTGTTATTTCTTTCAGCGTGGCGTAAATCGACTTCTCTTTACTGACAGCTTTGCCCCATACTCCATTATTACTTGATTTTTCACCATTTGTTTTTTGTCTTGCCATTATTCTTCCTCACATTCTGCAAATGGTACTTTATAACCATACTGTCCGAAAAATTCTTTAGTCTCACATTCACATAATGCTCTGTCAAGATCCATAGTTTCAAACTCCATATATCTGAATAACCAATCTTTATTAAACACACCTTCTTCATTTTTCACAAGTTCCAACTGTCCAAAAAATCCAAATCTACGTTTACTTGTTTCTTTTGTGTTTAAAAGATGATCTAAAACTTGTGAAATAAAATCATTTCTATTCGTACAAGTTTTTATCTGTTTTGTATCAATTTTCATATGCTTTACATGAGAAACAATATGTATCTGCAAAATAGGATACTGCCATATTTTATTATTCCTATACTCCTTTGGTATCCTAACTGAAATTGTAACAAAAGTTATAGGATCAGTTATAAATTCAGGATTAAGGGGGTATGTAAATATATGTGTTCCTACTAAATCTTTTTTATCCTTTACACCTTGTGCGTCTAACGCATCTATAAATAAATCACAATTCAAAAGCTGCTTAACAGCTTCTTCTTTCATTCTACTAACAACCATACTATGTGCCATTCAATACACCTTCTTTCCTATAATTCTAACCACCTTTGATTTTCTTCATCACACATAGTCACATTACAAGTAGCCATTTCAATGTATGTTGAACCATTTACAATCCTTACTCCATCTATTTCGCCCACGGGCTTTACATCTGTGCTTAGTCCTACCAATTCTAAAACACGATCATTCGCCTGTTCTCCAATTTTACTTATTGATACCATTATTTACCATACCTTCCTACAATCTTATTAAAAATAAACGCAAATAAAGAACCTGTTGCCATGCCAACAACTCCTAAAGGCATACCAAAACAGGCTCCTATAAATATTCTATCTGTATTTTTCATTTCATCTCCCCTTATCATACATACAATAATTTACAAATACCTTTTAATAAAGGATTTTTAATCATTTTTACTGCCCTTCTATTATTTTCGCTTGCAAGATTGTCATAAATATTTTTACAGCCCTGTTCTGTCATGGTATTTATTGTATCTTCTGATAATCCTGTCGTATAACCAATAAAGGGTTTAAGCAACTCTATTGTTTGCCCTTCTGAATATGCTTGCATAAGAAATACTGCAACTGTAAACAAATTTAACTCATAAGCGTCAGGTTGTTATGCAATACCAGGGTTGACAGACATTCATTTTCATGGATGCATGGGACATGATTTCTGTGATGGGACACGGACTGCGGTAGATAGGGTTTTCCCAACACCACTTATCAATTTTTTCCCAAAAATTATTTTTACAATCCATAATATTAAATATATAATCTCTATCTATATGCACATAAGATAACATACCACCAATATAAACCTTGCCATTTGCTCCAATAGATACACATTTCTTTATACATGGTACTTCTTTATCTGAATCATCAATTATACAGAATTTATTATGAATAACACGAACATATTTCAAATCTTGTTTTGAAAATTCCTTATATGATTTTTCTGCTTTGCCTTCAATAACAACTGTCATTTTATTTATATCATTTTGACTAGCTAATATAAAATTATCTGATTTAATAGTATCATAAAAACTATAAACATTATCTAAAGTAGCATTATTATGATGTTCATATGTACTTAACACCAATGCAACCATTGTATCTCTATTTTTTGCTTTGGCGTAAACTGGATCACCTAATCTATCACTAAAATATTCCTTAATATTTTTTCTTTCATTTTGTATAGTATTTCCATACTCAATAAAATTTACAATGCTATCCCTTATCTTTTCACTCTTAATTGTTGCATTGCTAATTATATGTAACATTTTTACTTTTATTTTCTTTTCAATAATTTGATTGATAAGATATTCTACTATTTCTGGTTTTAAAAACGGTTCTCCACCAGTAATTCGTATACAATTTATATAATAACTTTGGATTTCACCTAAAGTTTTATCAATAATCCCTCTTGAAATATCAATATTTTGTGGTTCTCCTTTACTGCACCATTTACATTTCAAATTGCATCTTCTTGTAATTTCAAAAGCAATCGTATTTATATATTTCAATATTTTTTCTCCTAGTGTCACCACCACCGATTTTAATGCTTTCTATGTCCGTAACACTCTGGCACTTCACAAACAAGTATCTTAGCTGCATAATATTTATCAGGCTCTTGTTTACTCTGCCAAATTTCAAACTCTACTATTGAACCTCTAATCAATTCATAATCATCTGTCAACTGTGTACAGTGTGCAAAATAACTTTGTCCATCATCATAACAACGGATAAAACCAAACTTTCTTTCTCTATTCCAACTGGTAACTACACCCATATATCTAGGTCTAGGTTTACAAACTTTTTTCTTCTTTGTTTCCTGATTTTCCATATAGAAATTTCAATATCCTTTCTCAAAACATAATAGCCTTTGGTCTTGGCTTGCAAAACACAAAGGCTTTATGATTATTCTTATATTCTTTTCCCCACACAACAAAAGGAACATTCTTAATTCTAAGATTATAAGCAGTATGAATATCATATGTGATAATCAAATCTGAACTATTATAATCTTCCACTTTAAATGTTCCAGTGTCGCATGGATATAATGACAATATCTGCTCTGCCGAAAGAGTGTGACCAAATAAATCCACTATTTCATCGGTTCTAAGATCATCCAACGGCAATAGCTTCACTTTCTTTCGCCCTAGATTTTTCCTCACGTCTTTTCTTATGAAATTCATCCGCATCTTTTAGCAGATCGTCCGTCCTATCAAATACCCAAAAATACTTATCCGTCTTAAAGTGGGTACAACGAAAGAGAAATTTATGTCCTTTTTCCCTTGTCAAATAACGCATTTCTGAAATTGTGGTACACCAATAGAAACGCTCCATAAGTTCTGCCTTATAAATCTCAAATTCTTCTCTTGTCATTATAATTATCTCCTTTTCCATCCACAAATTTTATATTGCTATGTTTAATACATAATTGTCTTTATAAGTTTCTGCCGAAACTAAAATCTTTTCTTTATTCTTGTACTTCTGTATTGCTTCATATTTTGGTACATAAATTTTCTGAATAGGTTGTTTTAATTCAAACTTATAATTTGGTACTTTGTAAGTAGGCGTTTCCAAATATCCATCATCATTTATGAAAATCTTGTCGTGTAAGCAATGCTCAACTCCAAAATCCTGAAAATATTTCATATTGTGCGATTCAAGAATAGGTAATAGATACTCTGTAAGACCTAACTTATCCAACCAGTAAATATTAACATCCTTCCATTTACCACCATCTTTATAATAGCCAATAAAGCCACCATCAACCGCAAGTAGCATAGTCCTTAATAAATCATTCATCTTTTCAATGCCACCATATAAGCCAATAATAAATGTAAGTGTGCTAAAATTATATTTGTTCTTATATTCTCTGGAAATCACATTCGGATTTACCCTATTAGAATTAGGGATGAATGTTCTGTGATTGTCGAAAGTTAATTGATTCCGACCTATTGATAAATCAACATAGATAGGTGTTTTCCAACCATAATCTGTAATAACATCATTTTCAAACAAACCTTTTTCAAAACTATAAAATCCACCAATTTGCAATCCAAAAAGAGTATTTAATCTCTGGCAACTAAAAAGACTATCGCAATCATCCGTCATTACCAAATAATAATCTTCACTATTTATATTCTTCCACCAATCAGGAAGTTTTTCTAATAAACTCTCATGTAATAAGCTGTCATGTATGTTAAAACCTTTTTCCATTAAAAATTATCGTGCTAGGTACTATCATTCTCCATATAAGTACCCACGATTATACTTGTTTCCATAGCACTGATACCTCCTTTACTTGCTTGTATCAGCTTTAGCAGACTTTCTTGTTGTAGTCCTTTTAGCTGTTGTAGTTTTGGAACTTGTCTCTTTTTTGGCTTTTGTTTTTTCTCGTTCCTCTTTATTCTTCTGATACTCTTCTTCTTTTAGCGCATCAAAAGTACCATCCACTATTGCTTGTGATGCTCTATTGATTCCTTTGATAATTTCATCATGGTTATATTGGGTTACTCCAACCTCCCCACGTTCTACTTGTCCTATAAGTTCATGTGTCACATCACAATATCTGGCAACATCACGCAAAGATAAATGCCGTATCAGTCTATATTCTTGTAAGTCACGTCTTGATAACATATTTCACCATCCTTTAATAAAAATTGCCTTAAAAGACAGGGAGTGCAATATGCACATCACACTCCCATATATGAGAAAAAATCTAAGTGATAAGAAAATCACTTGAGACTTTAGGCAACTGTCTTACGGAGAACTACACAACCCTTTGTATCCATAAGTTTAACAGCGTAAAGGTCACTGGCGATAAGATCGGTAGCAAGCAGCTTACCTTCTCTTTCCTCTTCAATAGTAACTTCTTTCTGCCAAATAACGCCTAATGCGTTCTTACGGACAAGATATGTCTTGCACTCCTTAGCTGTAGCATCATAGGTGTTGTTGTCACAGATAATAACAGGAATTACACCTAACCAGTAACCTACAACCCCATCTTCCACTACACCATTACCATCCTTTGCATAAGTCTTGGAAATAGATGCAAATTCATCCATGTTGGTAAATGTGCTTCTAAGCCTATGGTTAATCAAGATTCCTGCAAAATTTGCAGAATCCACATCATCACCAAAGCAATCAAAAGCAGCTTCAATTTCAAGTTTTGTAATTGATTCTGGCATGCTTGTAGGAACTTTGTAGACTGCATTTGCATCCATTTCGTCAACAAGATTCTTGTCTACATCCTTTGCCATGACTTCGCCCATCTGCTCCGCCATACGGTCTTTCATAGCACCCTTAACCTGAATGGAATCCTTATCATAAATCCTAACAGATTTACCAACCTGTTTGATTTTGGCGGTGGAATCGCTCATATTCACTTCTTCTGGCACAAGGGGAGTACCTTTCACAACTGTAGCCGCATCTGAAATTCTATCAAATGTAGGAAAATGAATTGTATCACCGCAAGTTCTAATATCTTCTGCCAAATCTGTCATATCAGTAGCAAGTCTACCAACACGGAGAGATACTTCCATTTTGGAATTTACGGCTTCAGAAAACAATTCTGGAATAACTAATGTATTAGCCATAATATGTATACCTTCTTTCTTTAAAATTTTTACAATATAAAAGCCTGATCCGTATTTCAGGTTCAGGCTGTCTTATAAACAGTATTTACTTTTTACCCATAAGTCTTTTATAACTTTCTGGATGTTCCTGTGCGAACTTTTCTTTTTTAGAATAACTCCACTTCTTAAATTCTTCTGGTGTGACTTTATCATCAGAACTGTGGTCACTTGGAACATAACCATTTGCTTTCATTCTTGACTTTACAATATCTTCTACAAGAGTAGACAGCTTATCAACATCTGCATCATCCTTAATATAATCAGCTAATGTCTTGTCAAGTCCATTTGCAGATAACTTTTCTTGAACCGCAATTTTACACTCCCTTTCGGCAACTGCCTTTTCGGACGCTTCTAAAGCGGCAAGACGATTTTCTACATCAATTTCTGCTTGTGTCTTTTCTACTGGACTTAATTCTTTGATTTTCGCCTGTAAGTCTCTGATTTCTTTTGCCATTTTGCCCCTTACTTTATCTTCGGCACTCTGAATCGCTTTATCATAATCTACCTTAGACATAGTAACAGTTTCTTGCGTAGTATCCTTAATATCGGTAGTACCAGTGTTTGCACCTGTTCCATCTCCACCTTTAGAATCTACATCCTGTACATCTGTATTAGTTGTGTTTTTGTTATCTTCCATAATAAACTTCCTTTCCTGTTATTATCAAATATCCCATAGCGTTATACTCAATAATCCCAATCATTATTTTTAATCGCACAATATATATAAATCACTTTAATGTGATAAATACCTTGATATAATCGGTTTTTCTTTCAATATTCAGAAAGGAGGTTACAGAAAAAACCGACAAAAAGACTGTTTTAATCTTTAAAAGTATTTTAACAATTCTGCTTAGATTTTGAGAAGTTTTTCTGATAAGCTGAATATGCTAAGAGATTTTAAAAATTGAAAAACGTAGTGATTTTTGAAATCACACGATATGTTATACTCACATGGTTAAATTTATACAACGGCTGAAACAACTAATGTTGAACAACTAATAAAAGGAGTATACATAATTGAGAAACTATCTTGTCTTATACATTAAAATGCAATAATGACATTTATATCAATATATCCGTATATGTCATAATACACATACTTCTATATGGATACCAAAATTTTAATATCCCTTTGACACCAAATATTTGTCTAAGGATTCTCTGTCAAGTAAGCCCAAATCACATTTACTATTTTTATATCGTGACAATAAGCCTTCATTGATTTTAGTCTGCTTTGATATGTGTTTTTGGTTCACCCCTTCTACATGGATAAATTTTAACAGTCTATCCCTTAAAACTTCCTGTGACATATTATCCTCGCTTTCCTTTTTGTAGAAGAATCACAAGCAATCCTATGAATTTTGTGCATAATTACTATATAAATTATTATTTCTCTGTGCTATAATTAAAAGTTATTATATACCATACCATGTAATAACGAAAAAAATAACAATCTCAAAAAGCCTTTATTTTCTTACACTTTTTAAAGGTATTTTTTTCATGCTTGGAGATTTTTCTTTAAGCCCTTTTTTATGCAAAGGAATCGGCAAAATACCGACTCCTACACATTATTGCATCACACAACATTCTTTATTTTTCTAGTGCAAATCTCATATTCCACACCATCAACCATAAAAATCTTATGATCCTTTTTAAATAATTTTCCAACATCTTTAAGACTGGAAACTTTGTTGCTTGTACCATTTTTATCTGGTTCATACTTCTGTACATAAGATACAGTACCTTTACCATTTTCTTTAATTGCTTTGAGAAATTCATCTTTATGTGCAGCGTACACATATTTTAAAAGCAATCCTCCAGCTTTGGCATTTATTAAGTCCTGATCCCGCTTATCTACATAGATATATTTTCCTTTTTCATCTTTAATCTCTTTTCCATGTGCATCCTTTTTAGGTCGCTTATCATACACCTTACGAATCAGGACATTTATATCATACACTGTAACTTCACGCTCTTGGATATTATTGATTACATCTTTTTCAATAGCATTGATTTCTTCGTACATTTCATCATAAGACAACCTGCCATCTCTATATTTATCCCTGATACAATTTATCTTTTTCTTAGTATCAAGACACAAACTTTTTATAGCATTTATTCTGTTGTAATCTGCTTTCTTTCCGCTTGGAATTGGTTTCAAAACATCAACAAAACATGGGAGATATGTTGTTCTAGGCGCTCTCACAATGTTTTCTCTAATAATCTGGCTCAAAATGTCCATTGGAGATTCCATTTTACGATAAATCTTATCTTTCAATGCCTTTTGTTCCTGTGCATACGCAATCTGTTTTTGACGGTTCAATTCTTTTTGTTCTTCGCTCTCATACTTTTTACGCTTTTTCTTCTTAGGCTGTGATTTCAGATTCTTCGTAAAATCTGGACGTATCATATATTCCTTACTCACCATCAAAACATCATCAATCTCTTTATTGATTTCGTCCAGTTCTTCTTGTGTTGTAGCGTTATCCCTTTTTTCTAAAAGTCTTTCATATTCCTTTATCTTGTTTTCTGACAAACTCTTTTTGTAACGTGTTTCCTTAAACACAATCGTATCCCCTTGTATGATTGCATTTTCAGTCTTTAAATATGGTCTGGACTTAATCTTTTTCATTTCAGCTTCAATATTGCAATCGTAACGTCTTTTAGCTGAATCAATGGCAATATTACTAAGGACTTCTAAAAGGCAAATATCATCATACATCATAGACAGATACTTTTTCTTGTTTTCTTCTGTGCCAACATTATACAAATGCCAATACAAACTCTGTAAGTCTCTCGCAAGGTTGCAGATTTTCCCTATGAAGTCATTGCAAAGCTGACCGTCTACTTTTGCCATATTTTCATCCGTAAACTCATACATTCTTGGTTTTGGAGACAAACCATTTATGGGAATCAGATAATTTTGAACCCTCTTTACTTTTTCAAGGATAATAGGATTGTTGCCAATAAACGCTGCATCTGAATCTTGATCGCTCCCATTCCATTTACATGACAGAAATGCGCCTTTTTCCCACAAGTTGATAATCAATATATTATCAGTAAGATTAAACCAGTTCCATTCATTGCGGTATGTATTTTTAAGCAAAGCATTATTTCCCGTACAAATATGCGGCGATCTCATTCCATACAATTCTTCGCCATCTTTGTATCTGGTACAATAGCACTCAAAATCACTTAGGATACTTGTCTCAATTTTTTCACCACAAGATGCCCTTAACATTTCATACGGATTTCCAACCAATGTACAGAAATCGGAGTCTTCAATCTGTAGCTTTCCTGCTATCAATTTATCAATAATGCCATTGATTTTATAACGTCTGTAATCTGTATACCACTTAGTACGACTAATATCATCATTCACATTAAGAAGTGATAACATCATGGAATCTTTTACTTTTTCTGTTGCTCTCATATCAACGAAATGTTTAAACCATGCTACATATTTTATCATAAGATTGGTTTCGTCAAGCTGTGGTTTTACCAATTCTCCTAAATCCTTTTTATCAAAATTCAAACTCCCTATTACCTGATACCACAACTGTTGCTTATCACCGAACTTTGATTTATGCTCTGTTTTACAACATCCAAATTTTTCATTCTTAATCTTTTCCCTATACCAGTCCCATGTTAAGCGTTCCTGTTCAAGTTTAATCTCTTTCAAAAGCTGTTTCGTTTCGCTATCAAAATCCATGCAGATTTCATTATAATTTCTCTCTGCTTCATCCAAATTATCTTGTGCCATATCAATATCATCTTGTGTAGGTGGCTCTTTCCCTTTTTCTGGATCATAATTCAGTAACATTGTAAGTTTCCGTTTTGCAATAGTTACCGCTTGTTTCGCTTTCCGTAGTCCCTCATTTTTTTCAATCAAAGGTTTTTCAAGTTCACTCAAATATATCTTTTTATCATCTGCAATCATATATTCACAAATTATATCTGCAAACTTAAAAATCTTTACTGAATTTCTTGTAGTAACCATCAATACATTTTCTGTATTAAATGGATTTCCGAAAGTATCATTGATTATTGGATTTTCAACGCCTTTAAATCGTTCCTTATAATATTCCTGAAGATTTGTATTGAAAACGGCTGTTTTGAAAAAATGATTTCTCAATAATATAAATCCATAATTTTCATACGAATTATCTTTTTTAATATTTCCGTCTTTGTCCCTTGTTGCATACATTCCTTTTTTAAACACACTGGAATCTAAAAGTGATTGTCCATCCCATAAATCTGTCTTTTGTGTATAAGGCTCTCTAACAACCCTTAACTCCGTACCCTTACCATTCTGCGTTGGGAATGGTTTAATCACATTACAATCCATTGTAGCTTGTCCTGACACATCATCAATCAACAATATGGAATAAGGATCAATGTCCAGTTCTCCCATTATTGAGGACGCAATCAAACTTTGATAACTACGGACTGACACAATATCAGCTTCTTCAAACGGATTAGGATGTTCTTTATCCTGGCTTTTTACCATTTTTCTAAATGGTATCCCCAAATTCTGCCATTCGTCCATTTCCTCAAAATAATCTTCTCTGATAAATAAATCGTTTCCAATTCTGGCTTTTGAACTTGTTCTCTGATAATTTACATAATGTATACCATTGATGGTCACGCCTTCTTTATATGCCATTCTACGCAATTTCTTTTTGGAAATCAGACGTTTGCTTTTCTTTCCTTCAACTTCCACGATAGAATCCGTTTTAGGATCATAACCCTTCTTTGGTGTATCATCAGGAATCATAATATCCTGTTTGAATTTCAAATTTATAATCAAATCCGTATAATCAACACCGTTAGCTTCTCTTATTACCTTTTCATATTCCTCTCTACTTCTTGCTACTTGTCGCAATTTTCTTCCCATCAAAGAATCTGATATTGTTCCAGAATAATAAAATCTGTTGTCCTTGTCCGAAAATGTGACAGGCTTTTTCATGGTGAATATCTCTTTTGACAATTTTTCAATCCGTTTCCGTACTTCTACAAGTCTTTTATCATCTGGACTATCACCATTTTCTATTGCACTTTTCTCTTTCTTTAAATCTTCATACTCCTTTATCACTTTATCATCTTTGATTTGAAAATAAAGCAAACCACAATCAATATTTCTAATCAACATTTCATTGTAAAAATCAACCATTCACTAATTCCTTTCTTTTCTCAAAATATTATCTCTATGGGATAGTGAATTGCTATCCCATTATGTACTTCTATAAAACCGCAAAATACTATTCAATCATTCTCCATATGACAAACCATGTTTATTTTTTCACACCATTCCATTAAATTTTCATATGATATTTCTAAAAATGTATCCTTATCAACGGGATAATTCACTTTGTCAAAGAACGTAAATATTAAACAATCCTTTATGCTTTCATCAATGACACATCCGCTTATGTATTCGCTGTTATTAAAAGCATCTTCCATACCCATATTTCTACATTCAAGATTATCCGTACACCAAATGCCATGAAGAAAATCAATTTGTTTCTTTCTGTATAACTTGTCTTCATCATATACACGGTACAATTTTCCCTTTTTAAACATTCTTCTTTGCTCCTTTACTCAAAATACTGTTGCACACATTTACTAACCTCTTGATTATCCACAC